AGTCTCGCTTTTTAGGGCGCTGTGGTATCACCAGATTACAGGAAGCTTACGCCACCATAACCAAGGCCTATCCTTACGGAATCAACCTTCACAGTATTGACTTGCTTGCAGACTAAGGGTGTGCTGTCACTAGCTTAGTCTCGACGGGTGACTGTTCGCCAACTGCCGTCTTTAAAACAATGTATCAGAACTGCCAGCCCTTTTCAAAGGTGTTTATCAAGCGATTGGCATGATGACGAGCCTTTTTCTTAACTTCTTTGATTTTGGCTTTGTTTGAGATGCCACGCTTAGATATTTTCTTTTCAGCAATAGTTGAGGCGACTTGTTTACGCCATTCACTCATTGCATCCTCAAGCTTTTGTTTACGCTTGAGATTGGCTTTTTCCAGTTCGGTCAGTTCGATAGCCATAAAAAAACCCACTAGTAAGACCTTGTTCGCACCCCCCGTAGTACCGGAGGCAAGGCCTTGCTAATGGGTTCTCCATCTGGTGCGAAACAGACGACTAGAGTATATCTCAATTTGCTGAAAATGTGGTAAGGTCAAATCCCTTTATTGTGGAGAGTTACATGAATAGCTACAAAACTCCGTATGAGTTGAAAGATGACAGAGGGAATCTTTTTTTAAACAAGAAAAAGAAGAATGAGGACAGCCCGGATTGGTCTGGGAAGTTGAAGTTGAATGGACAGGAGTTTTATCTGTCAGCATGGGAGAAGAAGACCAAGAATGGGGATACGTTTTTTAATGTGTCTTTAGGAAAGATGGTCCCAGCACAGCCGACAATGAGTCAGCACAGTATAGATAAAGGCAATGGGTATGCACCCGGCGATAGGAAAGAGACGCTGGATGAGGAGATACCGTTCTGATATATTGACATCGGGGAAAGCGGATTTTACTGTTCGGCGTATGCCCCCACGCGGCAGAAGTTCAGTAATGTAGCGAGTACCCGTTATAACAACTATGGGGGAAAGCCGTGTCGATCAATCGTAGGTCGTCAAGGGTTACGGTGAGTACCCCGCCCAATAGTCCGAAAGGAGCCAAATGAAATATCTGTTCGCCCTCTGGCTGGCAATTACAGCCCCTCTGGTCTACGCGACCTGTACCTATCACACTTATTGCGATGCTGGCCGGTGCGTTACTTGTACCACCTGTTGCTATGGAGCAAGTTGCAATACATCCTGCTACTAGCAGGGTTTAGCCCAGCCGCAGGTGGCGCAGGTTTTTTCTCGTTTGTTTTTCCCTGCTAACAGCGGCAGTGTGGAACCGCTCCCTTATAAACGGTCAGACCACACGGACACCTCGGAAAGACGAGGATCACCCTAAAAGACTATGAGCGTAAGCAAACAAATACCATCGATTAAAAACTGGGGCGGCGTTCGCAGAATCCAAGAACGATTAGGCGGCTCCACTACCATCGCTAAAAATAGAGAAGCTGTCGCCTATGCCCTGCTAACCATCGCCAATACCAAGTTGACCGACATCATGGAGTGGGATGAAACTGGCAACATTAAGGTAAAAGCCAGCAAAGACATCCCTGAACACGCCCTGCAAGCTATCAAGTCCATCAAGGTCAACGAACGCTACGACAAAGAAGGCGGTTGCACACGCACACTAGACATCGAACTGTACGATAAAGTCGGTGTACTACGGATATTAGCCAAAGCCTCTGGCCTGTTGGATACGGTCGAGGACTCCGATAAACCAAGCGTCATCGGCATTAACGTCAAAGCCCCTGAAGTCATAGACGCAGAGGAAGTCCGTGAGCAAAACTAAAGACGCAAGCAAAAAGGAAATGCCCGTAACCGGGCTAGACCTAGACTTCTCCACCAGCCCAATGGTATGGAAGTTCCTCCAGTCTAGAGCATTTGTTCGCGGAGTCATGGGACCAGTAGGTTCCGGTAAGTCCTACGCCTGCTGCGCTGAAATCATGATGAAGGCCGTGCAGCAAAAGCCTTCTCCCATCGATGGCATTAAGTATAGCCGCTTTGCCATTGTCCGAAACAGCTACCCCATGCTGAAGACGACAACCATCAAAACATGGCTTGATCTGTTCCCAGAAAATACCTTCGGGCCACTGCTATGGACACCACCGATTACACACCACATCCGACTGCCTGCCAGAGAAGGTGCCGCTGGAATCGACTGCGAAGTGATATTCCTTGCACTGGATCAGCCAAAGGATGTCCGAAAGCTGCTGTCGTTGGAATTGACCGGTGCATGGGTCAACGAAGCACGGGAACTACCCAAAGCAGTCATCGATGGACTGACACACCGAGTCGGACGATACCCGACTAAACGTGATGGTGGAGCCAGTTGGCACGGCATCATCATGGATACCAACCCAATGGATGACGACCATTGGTGGTTTAAGTTAGCAGAAAAGGAGAAAATGAGTGGTGCCTTCAAATGGGAGTTCTTCAGACAACCCGGAGGAGTCACAGAAGCAGATGTTGCAGAACTTCCAGAAAATCCTGAAGCTAACGATTGCATCTATAGTGCAGGAAGATGGTGGAAGGCCAATCCCAAAGCAGAAAACATCTCGAACCTACCCGCAGGCTACTACCAGCAAATGCTGCTGGGAAAAAACCTAGACTGGATCAGATGCTACGCCGAAGGAAAATACACCTACGTCCAAGAAGGCAGACCCGTCTGGCCTGAATACGACGACAATATGATGTCCGCAGACCTCGACTATGACCCGAATCTGCCCATCCAAGTCGGACTCGACTTCGGTCTGACTCCAGCCGCCGTCATCGGACAGAAAACCAGCGCAGGAACATGGAACGTCCTGCACGAAATCGTCACCTTCGACATGGGACTAGAACGATTCGGGCAACAGTTGCTCGGCGAACTAAACGCCAGATTCCCCAAAGCACAAATCATGGTCTGGGGCGACCCCGCAGGTATGCAACGGGATGCTATCTACGAAGTCACCGCCTTCGACCACCTGCGAACACTGGGTTTAAGAGCCCAACCCACCCCAAGTAACGACTTTAAGGTCAGACGCGAAGCCGCAGCCGCACCCATGCAACGCCTAATCCAAGGGAAACCCGGATTGCTGGTGGACAAATCCTGCAAACTTCTTAGGAAATCCCTAGCAGGAGGCTATCACTTCAAGCGAATCTCGGTCGGCGCAGGACAAGAACGCTTCCGCGACGCACCTAATAAGAATGAACACTCCCACGTTGGTGACGCTTTTGGCTACCTACTCTTAGGCGGCGGCGAACACCGCAGAATGACCAAAACACCCCTCGGATTAAGCGGCCAATTCATCCAACAAGCAACCGCCAGCACGGATTTTGATGTCTTTGCATAGAAAGTGATATCAAAGAGATAGCATTTATATTACTGTTTGCAGGGAAAAGCATACAATTTTTGGAAAATGTTTTGTTAGGAGGACAATATGCCACCGTGGATTGCTGCCGCAGTATTTGCAGGTTCTGTTTATCAGGCCGATCAGGCGAGAAAGAGCGCAAAAGAAGCGCGAGAAGTCGCTCAAAGAGAGGTTGCCGCACTAGAGCGACAGACCCAGACACAGATCGCCTCCCAGCAGCAAATGGCCGCACAGGCAAAAGAGCGTATGGCCGCAGAAACAGCCCGATACGCAGAACAAAAGTCTGCCTTGGAGAAAGAAGCGACTCGTGTTGCCCAAGAACTAGAGGCAGAACGTCGCAAAATGGGCGAAGAAGAATCCTCAAAAATGAGGGCAAGACTGCGTGGCGGTAAACGGTCACTACTCTCCGAAGAACGACTCAATCCAGAAGTAGGAATGCTCGGCGAAGGAGTCTCTTATGGCTAAGAAAAAGCCCGACGCAAGACAACGCGAGATAGCACAACTCGCTAAAAGCTATCAGGCTAACTTGTCGCAGATTGAGCCTCAATACAAAAGCGCCTACGACAAAAAAACAAAGGCGATCAGCGACTTCAATGTGCAAACCGCCGCCTATGAAAGCAAGCTGGCTGATTACAACACGCTATTAGCCAATATTGCCAAAGACCCTGTTGTTGCCAAAACAGGAAAGCAAGTAGCGTATAAACCGTGGTTAGAGCCAACGACGGGGATTATTAGTTATTACCCCGTAGAAGAAACGTATACCTATTACGAGCCAAAACCTATCCCTAAATTTACAGAAAAAGCACCAGCAGCACCAGATACCAGTGCAGCCGACACTGAAATCGAAGGGGTAAAGGCAAGACAAAAATCCCTAGAGGAAAGTTTCCAGCGAGAACTTGGTGAGCGCAAAGCCAGTAAAGCCGCAGCAGTTAGTCAACGCGCAAGATCAAGACCGATGTTAGCCAAAGGAGTAACGCTCAATGGATAAGTTTCAGAAGAAAGTTCAGAAGGTGATGCGTGAATACAAATCTGGTTCACTACATTCTGGTAAAGGTGGTCCGGTGGTCAAGGACCCTAAACAAGCTCAAGCGATTGCGCTTTCGGAAGCTCGTAAAGCCACTAAACAAAAGGCGTGAGTCATGGAAATAAAGATCATCATCGGCGAAGAAGAAAAAGAAGAAGAGGAAATGCCTACCCAGCGTACACCGTTTCAGCGAAAGGTGGCGAGAATGCTGGCAAAAATGGCTGGCAGAAGTAAGCCAAACGAGAAAGACATGGAAATGGCCGCTGAACTCGAACACGAAAAAGAGGAAGATTAATGGCCGTTACCGAAGTTGCCCTCGAATCACTGACAACTAAGTCCCGGTTCGTCACGCAGGTTCAAAAGAACAACGCTGGCAACTACGTTGTAGCAGGCGCTGATGCGCCATCCATTGTCGTTGATGTCAACCACCAGCGTAACCACGACGGCAGAGCCTTCTTTGCCTACAAGATGTACCCGACCAGCGCAAAACTAGCGGCGGGTGCAAGTATCGATATTGCAATAGCAGCACCTTCTGGGGTTTTTCCTCATTTAAGCGTTGAGGCTTTGTGTCTGGGCGACGCAGAACTGTACATCTATGAAGCAGCAACAGCTAGTGGCGGCACAGCATTTACCCCGATTAGCAGAAACAGAAACTACGCAGTTAGCAATGTAAGCCAAGTCGCAATGGTCATCGGCCCAACAGTCACAGCACTGGGTACTCAGCTTGATGCACAGATTATCCCCGGTGGCGTAGGCAAAAAAGCAGGTGGTGGTGATGCAGGCTCACTAGAGTATGTGCTAAAGCCACTGACAACGTATCTGTTTCGACTGACAAATGTAAACGGCGTTTCACACGCAGCGCATCTAGCCTTGGAGTGGTACGAATAATGGAAAAGCCTAAGAAAGAAGTCTGGGAAAAGGATCGTCCAAAAGATTTGGGTGAGCCAAAAAAGCTAAGTGAAGCCCAAAAGCGCATGGCAATGCGTCGAGCGCAAAAAGCAGGCCGTCCTTATCCAAACCTAATCGACAATATGGCCGCATCCAGAGGCAAGCGATGAGTAAGTATAAGGACCCCGAAGGCGGTTTGACTGAAGCTGGTCGGCGCAAGTTCGAGGCATCCGGTGAGAGTAAGAACCTAAAGCCCGGAGTCAAAGAATCTAGCCCGACAGGTGAGAAGGCACGACGCAAGGGGTCTTTCTTGACAAGGTTTTACACAAATCCAAGTGGGCCGATGGTCGATGAAGACGGCGACCCGACACGATTAGCTTTAGCTGCCAACGCATGGGGTGAGCCAGTGCCACGAACCAGACAAGCAGCAGCGCGATTAGCCGCAAAAGGCAGGAACCTTTTAGACAGATACAAGTTGGAGAAAGACAATGGCTGAAATGTCCTACGTTAAGGGGCCACGCAAGAAAGGCTACCAAGGCAGCAAAATG